TGCTGGCATCGTTGGGGTGTTGGTGAAGGTACCACCTTCCCAGTATCCGCCTTGTCCTGCGGTGGTTGATGAGAGCACAATTTTGTTTAGGTACTGGGTGCAGTCTGAAGCTTTGAAGGTTGCAATCTGGGTGAAGGTTTTTGCTAGAACATTGAATACCCAAGTTTTGGTGTTGGTGGTGATGACTAGGAAGCGTACACCGTCGTTGCGGATGTAGTTTCCGATGATGTCGATTGGTTCGCCTGCTACTGGGGTTACGACTGGGTTGCTGCCGTTTGAGTCCACGTAGATTGGTGGGCGTGACATTAGTGCACCGTTGGTGGAGAACTCAAAGTTTACGATTGATGCGAGTTCGTTGTCGGCAATGGCTGACTGGTCCCAGTAGTTGTTTAGACCGCCGGTGAACTGTTGTAGTGTTGCGCTGCGTGAGCGAATGACTTGTGACATTTAGTACCAGGTATCTGCTGGGTCAGGCATTACAGTGCCGTACTGTGAGTCCTGCGACAGGGTGTCCTTTGTTGATAGGCGGTCTAGTCCGTCACGGAACTGACGCAACTTCATGTTTGAGGCGTCGTAGTTCTCGTCCATTTCTAGCGCCTGTGCGATGACGTAGCTGACCAGTTCGTTGAAGTAACGGTCTGGTACTGACAAAGTTGAGCCTAGTGCGCTCAAGTTTGCTGGGTTGGTGATGTACTCAAGTTTTAGACCGTTGCTGATGGTTTTGTTTGGTACAGGGAATAGGGTGATGATGCCAGCACGCTCGTACCAGACGTCGGGACGCTCAGCGTTCAATAGTTTTGTTGGGTCTTGAGCCTGAATGTACTCGCGTGCTGCTTGTGGTGACAGGTTAGTCAGCGGGTAACCTGAAATGTATAGCGCCTCAATTGAGAGCACTTTATCGTTAGGGAAGCTGTAATCTGACTGCCCTGCCACCACATCTGTAATTTTTGTTGCACGAAGGATTGGGTTAGAGTTTACAATCTCGCGCTGACCGTCATTAATCCAGTAAAGGATTGATGCGTCTGCGAGTTGTGCGCCAGAGGAATCGCCGAATCCTGTGCGAACACGGGAGGCAACATCTGTACCTGTGTGAGTGAATTCCTCTGCTGGCATTTCTACTTCCTTAGAGTTTGACCATCGTGAGTCCAAGTGTGTTTGTTGGACTTGAGAGCGCTTTTCAGAATGTCTTTCTTTTCAGCTCGCCATTCTTCTTCACGTTTCGCCTCTAACGCTGCATGAGCCATCTCTAGTAATTGTAACTTATTTACTTTGGAATCGGGGTCGTGCATGTTCGATTCCATTAGGCGTGCAAGAAGGCGGTGGTCAATCTCAGCCTCGTGCACGTTCGTGATGAGGTAAGAAGGTCCTAGTGGTGGTTCGTCCACGAGTGCGAATGGCATCTCAGGGTTGAACTGTGGGTGACCTGGCTCCATACGGATGAGGCGGACTGACGGGAAAACATCTTTGATGACTGCTGCAACCCGTCTCTGCTGGTCGGTGTATAGACCATCTAGTTGTGCAAAATTAATCATGGTTCTATTGTAGTAAAAAACCCCCCTAACCAGCGAGACGGACCGGTTAGGGGGGAGTTTTTTTACTGAGCTATTATGCGCCTAGTTCGGCAATGTTCGATAGCTTAGCGTGTGCGTTACGACGGTAGGTACCGATTTCGCTGTACTGGTACAGACGAGCCTCGTAGGCGTCGGTGTTCGCAACACGTGACCACATTGAACCGTCGCGGTCCATCCATGACCAGTCCTTCTTGCGGTTGATAACGAGTTCCTTCGATGACAACGCATAGATGGTGCCCTTTGGTGCTGCGTAGTCTGAAACGAACTTGATTGGCTTACCTAGAGCCTCGAAGGTGAATGAGCGCTGACCACCGGTTAGACCTGCACCGTTGGTGAACTGACGCATACCCTGTAGTAGGTTCCAGTAAGCGTTGTATACACCTGGTGAGGCTAGGAATACGTCAACGTCTCCGCCCTTCTTGTCTACAGCCTGTACTAGCGAGATGAGGTCCATCTCGGTTAGGGTACCTGGGGTACCGACTGAGCCAAGGGTGCGTACGGTTGAGTTCCATGAAGAAACAGTTGCGCCGTCGATGCCGTGTAGTGAGTTACCTGCACCTACGATTGCACCTAGACCGGTTAGTTCCTTGCCGAATGAGTTAGCGCCACCTGATGCACGGACGATGATGTCGCCTACTGCAGCAGTGGTGGTGGTGTCGAAGGTTACAGCGCCGGTAGTCTCGTTTACGGCGGTGATTACTAGGGCTGCCTTCTTAACGGTTGGGGTACCGTCAACTAGGTCGGTGCCGTCTAGTAGGTCAACAACCATGCCCTCTTCAGCGAAGTGTGCGTCAACGAACACTACGGTTGCGTTTGCAGTGGTAACAGCGGTCTTTACGACTGCGATGGTACCTGATGCGTCACCGTAAATCTGACGGTTTAGGTCGCGAGATAGGTCGCGCTTTAGACCCTTGATTTCAGCGTCAACAACGTTGATGAATGAGTTGTAGTTGTCTGCAGCCTGCTCGAATAGCTGTCCGTCAACCTCGATAGCACCGTATAGGTTCTTGAGGTATAGGTGAGCCTGCTTGTACTTCTGTGCGCCTGCTACTGGTAGAGCCTCGCGTACGCCACGTGCACCGATACCCTGGTTGCGTCCGATGTGAGTGTCAAAGATGACCTCTTTACCGTTCTGGGTGATGTGCTGTGATGATGCTTCGATGAACTCCAGTGCTGGGTTCTTGTCTGCAAGCTGCTCGTGAAGGTCGCCGTAGACGAGCTTCAGAGCGTCACTTGCGAAGGTTAGGATTCCCTGACCTGCCATGTGATTCACTCTCCTAAGAGTAAGTTTTAAAAACGAAAGTTAGTGTTATCGCTTGCCCTGACCACTCTTAGGTGGCTGTACGTAGATATTTGTATAGTAGCATAAAAACTTTGTAGGAATCATACAAAAAACCCCGCCTTTTATTGACGGGGTTTGATGTCAGATGTCTCTCACATCTGGCGCTGGCGCTCCTCGAACATGCGTTGTAGCATTTCCTTCTTGCCCTTGTCGTCCTTTGGGACTGACAAGTGCTGAGCGGGTACGCCTGCTCCGCCAGCGGAACCCATAATGGTTGGTGCTTCTTCTGCAGCGCCTGCAGGTGCGAAAGAACCAATCATTGCCTGTAGTTTACGTGCAGCTTCAGCGACAGTCATGTCCTTGCCTGCACCTAGAGCGTTGTTCATAATGTCGAAGATAGCTTCTTCGTGCTCTGGGGTGATGTTGTGAGCCTTCTTCAAGGCAGCCATCTCTGAGTCAAGTTCCTTAGAGATTTCTTCAGTTTTCTTAGCAAGTTCCTGCTGGTAAATGTAGTCATCTACTTCTGCAGTCTTAGCCTTGAGCGCGTCAAGTTCCTTCTGTAGGGCAGCTGGAACCTTTTCACCATCGAATAGGTCTTCTAAGTCTTCGCCAGATTCGTTCTCAATGATGTCCTTAGCAGCCTGTGCTGCTTCATCCTTGAGTAGACCCTGTGAGCGTAGGTGAGCCTGTAGGTTGTTGAAGATTTCTACAGGGTCGTTGCTGATTGCGTTTGCAAGGTTGATGCCACCACGGATAAGGTCAGCTGAAACACCCTCTTCTACGAACTCCTTGAACGGGGTGTACTTTTCCAACTGCTGCTGGAAGTACTTGTCCTGCTCCTGTAGGTAAGGGGTTACCTTTGAGTGCCATGCTTCAGGCAACTCTGCGAGTAGCTTGTCGTAGGCTGGGTGTACTTTGGTTTCTTCAACTGTTGGGGTCTCTACCGTGGTAGTTTCCTCAATAGTCTGCTCAGGTGTTACCTGCGTCTCGTCAGACATTTATTTCCTTACTTTAGTTGTTCTGAGGTTTGCCCCATTTGTGGTGGCATTTGTGAAGCTTCAGACGGTAAAGCCTGAGGTGCTCCTGCAGCGTCAGGCATCATGCCCATTGCTGCATCTTGCATCATTTTCTGCTGCAAAGCCTGTTCGTGCATCGAAATGTGCTTCTGGAATTCTGCCTTGATTTCGTCTGGCAGAATGTCGAAGCTTTGCGACTTACGGAAACGGTTGTGAACTTCAATGTGTACTGCGTGGTTGTCGTATGAGTGCACCTGTACGACTGCTGGTACAGCAAGTGGGATTGGGTTGCCTTCTGCGTCGACCTGTCCTGGAACGGTCTTGTCTGGGTCGCCGTTTGCAGCACCCTGTTCCCATTCGGTCTGGAACTGCTGAATGCTCTCTGGGGTGAGACGCTTCATCTGTAGGTTCTCGCGTGAGGCGTGGTTCTCGTCCAACTTGATTAGGTTGTAGAAGTTCTTGAGCATTCCCATGTCGAGCATCTTCAGACCCTCTTGTGGGGTGATGAACTGCATCTTCATCCATTCAGTAATCAGAGCCTGACGTGCAGACTTTGATGTTGGAAGGGCTGAACCTGATTCGATGCGGATGTCGTTACCTGATGCGATGTCTGCACCGGCTAGGACGGTTGCGTCAAATGAGCCGTCGGTGCCCACGGTTTTGATTAGGCGTGGGGTGTTGACGTACTGGATGAACAGCGAGATTGCCTGCTTGGCAGTCTTTTCGACGGCTGCTTCAATGCTGGCAAAGATGGTGGTTAGGTAGGCGTCGTCGCGTTCCTGCAAGTAGTTGATTGCAGTTGCTGCGGTTACGCCACCTGATTGTCCACGTGAGACTTGGTGCTGACCCGATAGGTCTTCGAAGTCTGATTCCAACTGCTGCACTTCTTGGAGCACATAGTTTGGTAGTGGCTGGATTGGGACAGGCTGTGGCATTGCAAAACCTGGACGTACAGGAATCCATAGACCTGCTTTTGCTGAAAGC